GCTCGACGCCGCCTATATCGACGAGCACGTACATACGATCGAGGACGTGCGCGCGCTTCTCAAAATGATGCTGCAAGGTTTGCCGCCGATCAGGCGATAGCCGATGCCCGGCAATCCAGCATTCCAAATCAATGCGTTTCAGAACAACGCATTCCAGACCGGCGTGCTGCTCGTCGCCGGCGACTACGCGCTCGCGTCGCCGAGCTTTGCGACGCCGCCGCTCGTCGAAACCTACGAGTTCACGGCACCGGCTTTTGTGCTCGGCTCGCCGAGCATCGCGTCGCCGACGCTGCACGTAACCTCGCTCGTTATCACGATCCCGCCGTACTCGCTCGGCTCGCCAGCGTTCGCGGCGCCGAGCGTCCGTCAGCTTCAACGATTGTCGGCGGCGGCCTACGCGCTGGCATCGCCCGCGTTCGATTTCGCCCACTTTGGGCAAACCCAGCATCTTGGCGTCAATAGCTGGGCAGTCGGCTCGCCGCTGTTCGACGCGCCGGGGCCGATTCACGACGGCTACAGTCTGCACGCGACGCCATTCGCGGTTGGCGGCTTGTCGTGGGCAGCGGTCGGCCCCGTCGTGGTCGACGTCGTCTTTGCCTTGCACGACTATGTGCTCGGCTCGCCGGGCTTCGCCTATCCGCGCCTCACCGCGACGATCCCGGCGCATTGGTACTACCCGCCCGACTATCTGACCCAAGTCGAGCAGGCGACCAATATCCTGATCGGCACGCTCGACCATCTGCAAGCCGCGATCCCGAACGTCGTCAATGCGCAGACCAACACGGCGCGCGCGCTGATCTACAACATGCGCGCCAATGCCGACGCCGAACTGCGCGGCACCACGCTCGGCACCGATCTGCAGGCGGTCTACGACGCCGCCGACGCGGCCGGCGCGAGCTACACGGGCCTCGACGCCACGCGCGCCTATCTCGTGGCGCAAGCTGGCGGCACGCCCAACGCCATGACGGCGCTCGTGATCGGCTGCGCGCTCAACATGACGCTGGCGGCCGAGTGCAACGCCATCGTGCGCATGACATTCACGAACCGCGACGACGTTGCGGCCATGCTGGCGCACGTGTCCGATATGTTCGAGCAGGCCAAGCAAGTCGCCGCGCTGTCGGACGATCCGGCAATTTACGAGTCGGTGATCGCGCTCGGCGGCGCAACCGCGAGCTATCTGGCGCGGGTGCAACTCCAATTGCCGCGCTTCATCGCCTTCGACGCCAAGGCGGCATTCCCGTCGCTGTATCTGGCGCAGCGCATCTATGCCGACCCGACGCGCTGGCAGGAAATCGAGGCCGAGAACGGCGTCGTGAATCCGGCGTTCTGCCCGGCGCAATTGCGAGTGCTGTCCAATGTCGGACATTAGGATCGTATCGTCGGCGACGCTTGAGGAGACTTACGCCGACTGGTCGCTGTTGCCGAACGGCACACTTGACGAATCCGAGGAGCTGGCAAACTACGCCAAGGTCGCGCTGATGACCGACGCCACCGCCGCGCCCGGCGATATCCTGCCCGATCCTGATAGCGATGATCGCCGCGGCTGGTGGGGCGACATGGACGCGGCGACGATCTGGAACGGCTGGCCCATCGGCACGAAAAACTGGCTGCTCGAACGCGCCAAGATCACCGACCCAAATGCGTTCGAGGGCGACACCGTGGTGCGCGCCGAGAATTACACCCGCGCCGCGCTCACGCCGCTGATCGGCTTGGGCATGTGCTCGGCGATTGACGTGTTCGCCTACCGCGCATCCGACCGCGATCAGAACGCGCGCATCGATCAGATCAATGTGCTGGCGCGCATCTATCGCGGGCCGCTCGACGAAATCGACTTGTTGTTCGAGGACCTCTGGCAGAACATGACGGTGACGCCGATCCGCAGCCCCTACGGCTATCAGGCGGTCCCGCAACTCCCGGCACCATCGGCTTCGCGCGCTCGCGCAAGGTAACCGCTCATGGCATGGACAACGCCGACCCTGACGCAAGTTCGTCAGATGGTCCGCGACGACATTACGACGGCGCTGCAAGGCGCTTCGCTGGTCGGCAACACCGTGCTCCGCGTCATGGGCGACGTGCAGGCAGGCCTCGCCGCGCTCGTGCTGCGCTACATCGATTGGCTGTCGCTGCAATTGTTGCCCGACACCGCGACCGACGAATGGCTCGACCGCCACGGGCAAATCTGGCTGGTCAACGCGGACGGCACAATCGGCCGCAAGTCGCCCGCGCCGTCGCAAGGCACTGTCGGCTTTACCGGCGCGCCGGGTGCCGAGGTCCCCGAGGGCGTGCAACTCACCGCCGCCAACGGCGTGGTCTACGAGACGCTCGAAACCGTCACCTTGCCCGACACGACGGTGCAGCCCGCCGAGGTCACCGTGCGCGCCATCAACGGCGGCTCGAATACCAATCAGGACGTCGGCACGCCGCTGGCGCTCGACGCACCGCTGACCGACGTCGATTCCACCGCGACCGTCATTGATCTGCGCGGCGGCACCGATCAGGAAACCGACGCCGAGCTTCGCGCGCGCGTCCTACAGCGCATCCAAAAGCCGCCGATGGGCGGCGACGCCGACGACTATGTCGAGTGGGCCGAGGCCATCCCGAGCGTGACGCGGGCGTGGTGCGCGCCGCGCGAAATGGGCATGGGCACCGTGACGGTGCGCATCATGTGCGACGCGCTGCGCGCCGATCAGGGCGGCTTTCCGAATCAACAGGATTTGGACGCGGTCGCCAATTATCTCGACACCATGCGCCCGGTCGCGGTGCGCGATTTCTTTGTCATGGCCCCGGTGCCCGAGCCTATCGACTTTGGCCTGTCGCTCGGCAACGACTCGCTGACCTTGCGCGGCCAGGTCGCCGACAGCGTGAGCGCCATGCTGGCGGATCGCGGCGAACCGGCGCATGCGGTCAACGGCCAACTCGTCGCCGGCACCACCATCAAGGCCGCGTGGGTATCGGAGGCGATCAACCGCGTCACCAACGATTTCGATTTGACGATGGGCGATCACCCGATGCCGCATAACGGCGCGCTGCCGGTGCTCGGCACCATCACCTATCCGACGCCATGAGCAACGGTACGCCGACGCGCTACACGCCGCCGCCGCCGCCGATGCCGGCCGACCGCCACGTGCGGCGCGGCCAGGACGAATATCAGTTCGCCTTGTCGGCGCTGTTGCCCAAGGGCATCGCGTGGCCGCGCTGGCCGACCACGGTGCAGCAAGCCGTCATCCGTGGGCTCGCGGGCATTTGGGGGTTTGTCGACAGCCGCGCCGCCGATCTGCTCGAACGCGAAAGCGATCCGCGCCAGACCGTCGAAATGCTCGACTCCTGGGAAAAGGCGTGGGGCCTGCCCGATCCGTGCCTTGAAGGCGCGGAGCAAACAATCGGCCAGCGGCAGCAAGCGCTCGTCATGCGCATGACGCTGCTCGGCGCGCAGTCGCGCGCGTTCTTTATCGGCGTCGCCGCGCAACTCGGCTACACGGTGACGATCACCGAATATCGGCCGTTCATGGTCGGCATCGATCGGTGCGGCGATAATCGCGCCTATGATTCGGCGACCGGCCAGCTCGGGCCGTGGCCGTGCCAGATCGCGCCGCCGGATATCCGGTTCGCCTGGACGATGCACGTCGGCAACCGCGCGCTGATTTGGTTTCGCTCGGCCAAGGGGCAGGCGGGAATCGATCCGCATCTGCGCATCGACTTTCCGACTGACCTCATTTGCATGATCGAGAAATGGGCCCCGGCGCACACCCAAGTGATCTTCGATCTTACGTCGAGCACGCCGCCCGGTGATCCGATGGAAGGAACGCCATGAGATATTCGCAGCCCTACGGCACGCCGCAACCGCCGCTCAATTCGTATCCGCGCTACATCAACGGCAATCCGGTGACCGGCACCGAGGGTTCGATTCCGCCGGCGACCGCGTTCGACGAAGCTCAAATCGAAATCGTCACCGTCATCACCAATGCCGGGCTGACGCCGGATCACGCCGACCTCACCCAGCTTTGGCAAGCGCTGCAAGCGCTGTTCGCGCAGAAATATATCACGACCTACATCACCAAGACGGTGCACGGCGCGGGCGCGGATTTCACCGACTTGCACGCCGCGATGACGTGGCTCGGGCAATACATCATCACCGATACCGGCTACGTCACGTTCATGGTCGCGCCGGGCAAATGGACCTACACGCAAACCGTCGAAATCAATCACCCGAACATCATCCGCGTCGCGATCCAGGGCGGGGCGCTGCTCGGCGCGACGCCGTCGCCGGCCAATATGTCGGTCACCGGCTACATGAGCGCGACCGATGGCACCAATCAGATCATCTATCTGCGCTCGGTGCATGCCACCGAGTTGAGTTTTTCCGGCGGCGGCCCGACCGGCTTTCGCATGTTCACGCCGGGCATCATCTTTCGCTATCTGCTCATTACCGGCGATCAAACAATCGGCTCGCCGTCGCAGCCGCCGGGATTCTCGGGCCTCGCTGGCGGCATCGGCATGGACTTTCACGCTGACGGCTGGCTCGACGGCTGTTCGGTGTGGGGCTTCGGCGGCATCGGCATTCAGATCACCGGCTGCACCGTCACGTCGATTTCGTCGCTGTCCGTCGTCGCGGCGTATTGCGGCCGACCCGGCGGTGCCGGTGGTGTCGGCATCAGCGTCACCTATGGCTTTTTCAATGTGCCCGGCGGCTGCAACGTCATCCTGACCAGTTGCGGCGTTAGCGGGCTCAATATGTTCACCGCAGCCGCGTTCCTCGACGGGCCACTGACGGTGAAGGGCTGCAATGCCACACCGGGCGTCGATGGCAACAACATGGCGGTGCAAGTCGAAGCCGGGTCGCAGCTCAATGCCCGCAACTGCGATATCCATACCAACAACAACGGCGGCGTCGTCGTCACCAGCGCGGTAGCGTTGATGACCACCGGCAACATTTCAAACAACAATGGGCCCGGCGTGCAGGCTTACGGCTGCTCCGCAGTATTCGTCGATAACTCGACGCTCAACGGCAACGCCAGTTATTCGGTCCAATGCTGGGGCGGCACTTACATCGAGGCGCTCGCCGCGACGCTCGGCACCGCCACGAGCATCCCGGTCAACACCTACGGCGTCGGCCAGAACTCGTTTATCTCATTCTGAGGATCAAACAACATGGCAACCCAGCCGCCGCCCATCGTGCCGCGCGCGCTCGACATGATGCAGCACACGTTCGTCATCGTGCAATGCGCGATCGACGGCAACGTGTGGGATCGCAACAAGACGATGGTGCCGCCGTGCCAGCACACCGATCAGGAATGGGCGGATTGGGCGGCGGCCAACGGCAAGCCGCCGAACAGCCCCGACACGCCGCTGGCGCGGTGGTTGTTCAACGCGCCCGCGCCGTCGTCGTCGAAAGCGCCGTCGCCATCGCCGCCGGCCGCGGCCGAACCCGCGCCGCCGAAAGATCAAAAGCGCAAGCGATGACCGACGACGACTGCCAGAATCCGCTTTACCCGCAAGACGCGGGGTTGACCGTCCCCGAAATGGAAGCGGTCGCGCGCGCGGGTTCGATGGAGCGCGCGCAAAGCCCGGGCGAGCTGATCTGCATCGTCGACAACACGTCGAGCGACGCCGTGCCGGTGATCACCCACGACCTCGCGCACAGCTATCAGGAGCTAATGGATTATCGGCACGCCAACGTCATCGCCGACGATGCGCCGTGGACTTATTGGACGCTATCGGACGTGTGGGCCGCGTCGCAGCCGCCGCTACTGCCGCCATCGCCCGGGCCGCCGCCGCCGGACGGCTGGAATTGGCAGGCCCGCGTCAACCCCTACGGCATTTCCGAGCCGGACATTTGGTCGCCGATGATCACGGCACCCGGCTACACCTACGTGGTGCAGATCGACCCCTCGGTGGTGCTGCTCGCGAGCCCGGGTTTCGAAACGCGGCTGTTGTTCACCGGCGGTCTGCCGTGGGTCAGCGGCGCGCATTTGTCCGACGTCTATGTCGGCGAGGTTGTCGCGCCGTGGGTCGCGAGCCAACTGCACCACGTCACCTTTAACGGCGGCTACAACGACGTTGGCGGCGTGCTGCTCGAACAGATCACCGATCCGATCCCGGTCGGCATCAACGCGTCGCGTGGCCTCTTAGTATCGTTTGTCGTGCAGGCCGGTGTGGTCGGCGGGCGGCAGACCGAACCCGGCTGGGCGCTGCGGCTACAGGCTGGCAATCACGCCGCCGACCTCGACAAGAGCGGCGCGGGTTGGACGCCGGGCACATGGGCCTCGGTCGGCGTGCTCACCGTCGACGGCTTCTACGTCGCCGGGACCTCGGCCACGAGCGAGCTTGACGCCGGCGACTATCTGCTCGGCAACGGCTCGACGCGCGCGCTCGCATTTTCAGGAAAGGCAAGCCGTCATGGACAATCTCGCGCAAGTGCTGATCGACGTCTCGAACCGCCTCGAACAGTTAGCAGCGGACATGCAGGAAGCCGTCAGCTCTGGCGACCAGGTGGCGATCCGCACCGCCGCTGACGCGCTGACCGCGTACACCGGCACGCTCAAAGGCAACGTCGAGCCGTTGCTGCATCGGCTTGAGGGCGGCGACTTTACGCTCGACCGGCCGCGCGACGATTCGAGCGGCGAGTGACCGCGCGATGGCCGACGCGCCGACCAATCTTTTCTACTGGCACGACGGCGTGATCAAACAAGTCCCGCTGCTCGCCGCGCAAGCCGCGCTGCCGGGCCCGCGCGAGTTCAAACAGCGCAGGCCACCAGCGCCCGAGGACCCGACCGATGACCGAACGAACCGAGCTTGAGCGGCTGTTGCGCGACGGTATCGACACACAAACGATGGCGCACGCGGGCATGCTCATGCGCACCTATCTCGCGCCCAATCAGCCGCGCCCCGATGAGCGTTTCGCGCAGGGCCTCCGCAATCTCGCCGAAAAATACCGCCGCGCCCGCGAGCTTCTCGCGGTCGAATTCCGCGAGCGACCGCCGACACCGTCCGGTTGAGTTTTAGATCCATTTTGCAACCAAAGCGCCCGGCTTCGGCCGGGCTCTTTTTTGTTGCCTGCTAGGCCGCCACGCCCTAGCGGCGGCTTGACCCGCCGTGGGCCGGCATTTAGGGATGGAGGCCTACACCGGAGGGGAAATCAGTGTTGCGTAAAACGAGGAACTGTGTCGCCGTCGTCGCGGCGGCGTCGCTGGTCGGTGCATGCGCGTCGAGTTCGGCCGATATCGCGCCGAGCTACGTGTCGCCGATCCAATATCAATCCTACACGTGCCCGCAGCTTTCCGAGGAAGCGCAGCGCGTGGCGTCGGCGGTGGCGCAAACGTCCGGTGCGCAGGATAAACAGCGCACCAACGATGCGGTCGCGACCGGCGTCGCCATCGTGCTGTTCTGGCCCGCCGCCTTCCTTGTCGGCGGCGACAAACAGACCGCCGCGCAACTCGCGCAATTGAAGGGCCAGTTCGACGCGATCCAGCAAGCATCGATTCGCAAGAACTGCGGCCTCAAGTTCGAAACGCGGCAGCAATAAATCGGTCCCGTCGCTCCGCGCGCGCCCCGGCTTCGGCCGGGGCTTTTTTTATTTGCGCGGCGCGCTGACGTGGCCGCAGACGAAACGCGGCTTGTTGCACACGTCGCACCAGCCGCACATGACATGACCCGGATGCCCGGCCAGCGAACAATTGCAGCGGTTAAGATCGTCATGCACCGGCTCGCTGCCGGTCGCGGCCTTGAACTGCTCGGCGGTGACCTCGCCGGGGATCGTCATCGGTGCAGGGTGCCGCCGGGCGCGGCCGGCCGGGGGGTGCCGCCGTTGCGCAGATAGCGCGTGCTTTCGTCGAGCGCATGGTTCGGCGTGCTTTCGTCGAGGACCATGCAGACTTCGACCCGCGTCACCCGCTCCTTGCGCAACTCGCCGTCGCGCCGCGTCATCGCGCCAACCAAATTTTCCTCGTTGTAGGTTTCGACGTTGAGCTTGTCGCCGTTGCGCTTTGTGACCAATACGCGGTACGGGGTATTTGGCACTCTCGCCATGCGGTTTCCTTTCGATGCTCTGGCCTCGATTTTAATTTGGTCGCGCCGCGTCTTGCTGCGCGGCTTGTTCGTAGCTTTCGACGATCAGCTTGAAAATGTCGATGGTGTCGCAACCGGGACAGCGGCACGGGGCCTTGTGGTGCGTCAGCTTGTCGAACAGATCGTCGGCATAGCGCACGGTCCAGGTGGCGCGGCAGCGATTGCAGCGGACGTTGAGCATGAGTGGGCCAATGCCGTCCGGCAAATGCGTGTGGCAATGCAGGAGCACGGTGGCGAACGAGGCGGGCACCATGCCCCAGCCGTGGCATCCCTCGTAATCGCATTGGCACGGCAGCGCGATAAAGCCGTCGTGAAGGTCGAGGTCGCCGAACTCGAATCCCTGCGGCGTCCGCCGCGCCGGCATGTCGCGGCAAATCGGCGAGTTCGCCATGTAGCCGTCAATGAATTCGTCGCGGGTCATGGCTGCAAAATCTCAATGTCCTCGCGGTGCGTGAACTTGGCGATCCGCACCGGCTTGCCGAACAACGTGGCGACCCGCTGCGCCATCGGCCGCATGAAGCTGTCGAACCGCGCCTTGTCGGCCGCGACCAGCGCGGCGGTGATCCCGCTGTCGCCGAGCGGTGCGGCGCAGACGCCTTCGCCGCCCTCGTCGAGCGACAGCGCCATGTAGATGGCCTCGATCCGGCCGAGATAGTTCGGTGCCTCGTGCTTCACCGCGTCCCGCACCGACCGCTCGACCGGCCGCGTCGCCTCGTTGATGCAGTCGAGCACAAAGTCGCGTTCGGCGGGCGTGAGCGCGCCGCCGATGGCGATGCGCTCTTTGATATCAGTGACGTTGAGGCTCATGAGCGCCCTCGCGCGGTGGCGGCTGACGAAAGTCGAGCAGCGCGGTCATCACGTCGTAGTGCGCGACCCGTTCAAGATATTTGCTAAAGACGCGAATGCCGTGGCCGTTGTCGGACGGCGTCACGGTCGCGAGAAGCTGATCGCCGAAAAAGACCTCGACGATATCGCAGGGGCGAATGCTATGGCGGGCGATGCGGAACGTAATCATTCCCTACACCCCAGCGACGGGCGGTCGAATCGCGCTTGGCATGGTGTCACGCCGAAAGCAGATCGACCAGCCTCACGACGCTGTGGCGCACGGCCTCGCTTTTGATCCGGCCGAACGCCGTCACCAGCGACTGGCCGTCGCGCGTGGTCAGCACGTCGCGAAACGCGTTGAGCCCGTCGCCGCTCTTGGCCGCGCCGCGCCCGTTGAGGCCCTCGAAAAAGTAGCTTTCCGGCACATTGAGCGCGGTCGCCATCTTGCAGATATTGCCGCCGCTCACCCGGTTTGTGCCTTTCTCGTATTTTTGAATCTGTTGAAAGGTCAACCCGAGCGCGTTGCCGAGGTCGCTTTGGCTCATGCCGAGCGCCATGCGCCGAATCTTGATGCGGTCGCCGATCATCCTGTCGAACTGCGATTTTACCCGTGGCATTTCAGCCTCCCCCGATATTTTCGATTTCCAGAAGCGCATCGAAATTGGTGGCCGGCGCGCCGATGATTTGGCCCAGCGGATTGCTGCCCTCGCAAAAGCCGTGCAGCCTGTATAGCCGCGCCGTCAGCAGGCCGGGGACTTTCGGCGCGGCACGAAATCGAATCGGCGGTGGTGGCGTGCCGGGCTCCTCGTGCAGATGGCGTAGCTCGTATCCCATCACGCGCATCATCTGCTCGGCGCGCTCGCTCGGGATATGGCTCTTGGCGTTCTCGTAATCTGAAATCGCTTGCTTGGTGATCCCGACCGCGTCGGCGAGCATCGCCTGCGACCATTTCGAATGTTTACGCAACTGCAATAAGCGTTGCGCCAGCTTGATGTTCACTGGCCCTTTCACTGTCATCCCTCCGAATTCTTGTCGCGCGTCGCCCTCCTTGTCGTTTGGTTGCAGCCTATGTCGCGTGTCATGAAAATGTAAAACGCACTATACCAAGGTATAGTCGCCGCACCCCGGGACACTAAATTTCGGCGCGGCGGCGGGTTGTGCACAACATTTCGTGGCTGGCATGTCGTTTTTCCGACCCACTAGGGCGCGCCGCCATCCTACGGAAAAAGGGTAGGCAATGCGCGCAATATAAAGACAAGATAACGGGATCGATAAATTTTTCTTATGACACCAACACTGACGGTTATACCGACCGGCAACAAAAAGCCCGCATTCGATACGATTGCACCGCGCCGTCCGCCCTATTCCGTGATACGGCTTCCCGGCGACTCGTTCGAATGGCGGGGCCATCCGATGCAGCTCACGCAAAATTTCATCCGCGACGCGTCGCGGCTGCGGACGCCTGACACCATGATCGCGGCGCTCGACACGCACGCGCGCCGGCACTTTGACGTCGGCGTGATGATCGCCTGCGCTGTCCCGCCGTTTCTTTCAGATGCGCTCGACTTTTTGGTGCCCGGCAAGAATTGCTGGTTTGGCCCGCGCATCCCGCCGCACTATTGGTCGGCGTTCAAGGCCGCCGCCGCAGCCCGAGGCGGCCACGTCCGCGACACGCTGACGATCCTCGGGCGGCACAGCACGATGCCGTTCACGATGGCCGAGGCCGACAAGATCGCGAAGCAATTTCCGAACGTCACCGATTGGATGATCGGATTCCTGCGCGGCCTCGGCTTCCGCGACTGCCTCTATTGCCCGTATCGGGAGTGGGCGGTTTTCTTCGGCTCGAATAGGTTGCTTGCAATGACGGATTACAACCGGCTACGATTGGCGTCGGCGGGACAGTACGCCATCGGTCGCCTTGAGGGTTTTGTGAAGCCTAGATCGCGCCCCCGGCGGGGTGCCAGAAAGAACGTCGAACTCACCGCGCGCGAGTTAGAGGTTCTCCAAGAGCGTCGCTTTCGCGGCAATGCCGCGATTGCCAAGAAGCTCGGGCTCAGCATCGACACCGTCGATACCCATCTGAAAAACGCACGCGCCAAGCTCGGTGCCGATGATATCACCGTCGCGGTCGCGGAAGCGCTCAAGCGCGGCCTGATCGAACTCTAATGGATGACGTTTATCTGATTTGGTCGAACGAGCATCGCGGCTGGTGGGGCCACGGCGAGCGCGGCTACGTCAAGCGCGTGCGCGAGGCGGGGCACTACAGCCGCGAGCGTGCGCTGACGATCTGCTCAAACGCGTGGGGCACCGCCGGGCATATCGGCGTTATTTCGGAATTGCCGGTGCGGCTCGCCGACGTGTGGCAATTCACGACGATGCACGCCTACTGGCCGGCCGACGTGTTGTGAGAGGGGGAAACAATGTTTGAGCTAGGCGACAAAGTGCAAAAGAAAAAAGGCTACAAGTGGCCCGGTGTCGTCGTGTCGTCGTTCTCGACGCTCGCAGGCGAGCCGCGTTTCGTGGTCGAATGCACAGTGCCCGAGGTTGCCGGGGCCTTGCATATCTTCTCGGCCGAGCAACTCCAACCGCGATCATAGGGTGAGGCCCCACCATTTGACTTGACAGCCCGCGCAGAACTCGGCGCACCAGCCCTCGCGATTCCACAGGATCAGCGGCACGAACGGCTCCGCGTCGTCGTCGTCGTCGTCGGGTAGCTTGGCACCGCAATACGAGCACCGATCCGTGCGCCGCGCGTCTGGCGCGCCCCAGCGCACGCGCCGCCAATCGAAACCGGGCTTGGGCGCGAGCGTCGTCATTGCTCGGCTCGCGCGATCGACTGCCAAAGGCGCTCGTGCTCGACATTGAGAAAGTCGTGATACGGGCAGGCGCGCCAGCGGCGTTCATCGGCGTGGCAGCGGGCGACTGGCCGCTTCGGGTCCGTCGTGTCGACCGTCCCGCCGAACCGGCATCCGGTTTCGTAAGCGACTTGGCTCCCGCAAAACCGTTCGGTCATACGCGCGCTCCCATCGGCCGTCGCTGTTGCTTGTGCGCCGCGACGCATTGGCGGACGCGCTCGACGATGCGCAGATCGAAGCACTGCACGCTCATCGGGTCGCTCTGGAATTCGGCGTCGATCAGATCGAGCAGCGTGTGCGCCTCGGCGTCGTTCTCGGCGCGCGCGTCGCGGGCGTTCTCGCCCATCCGCATCGCCGCCGGTATGCGCTGGATTTCCGGCGGCAGCGACGCGTGAAATTCGACGATGGTCGCCAGCAGGATGCGCACCATGTCGTACAGCAATCCGTTTTGAACGCGCATCGTCTCGTAATCGAGTCCGTCCGTGATGCTCATGTCACTGCCCTTCAAAGCGCTCTTGCAGCGTTGCGAGCGCGGCGCTGCGGCGCCAGTTCTCGACGGCGTCGGGGCCGCGTCGCCACGTTTTGTTGTGGTGATCGTCGAGCCAGATGATCCCGAGATAGTGCCCGCTCGCAGGATCAAACAATTCGGCGGCGGCGAACGGGTGCTTGCCGAACGTCGTGATGCTCCGCGCCGGCGTTCCCATTGTCGTCGCGATCATGCCCGACAGCATCGGCCAGTGCGGGCGCATCGCGGTGTAGAGCGTGGTGTCGAGCATCAGCCGCGCGCTCGGCACGACCACGACCATGTGGCCGATCCAAAAGCCATCGGGCGGCTGTGGCTGTCCCGGCAGATCGCCGATGCCGAGCGAATGCAATTCGCGGCCGGCGGCGTCGACGCCGCGCATGACTAGGGCGCACGCGTAGGCCTTGGCGTCGTCGTAGCCGAGGGCGCGCAGAAAATCGCGGCATGTCAGCGACGCCAGCACGCATGAACGCTTCGACCAGCCGGGGCGAGTCCACGATTGGCAATCGAACGCCGGGTGCAACGCGTCGGCGATCACCCCCAAGGCCTTGACCAGCCGGGACGGGAAATCGCCGAACACGATCAGATCGCCGATCCGGCTCACGTGATGCGCGGTCGCGTCAGGCTGCGCGCGCTCGCCCTCGCAACAGTGGACGATGCCGACGCCGCCGCAGTGCTGGCAGATCAGCCCGCCGGCGTAGGGATGACCGTGGCAGCTCGGGCAGATCATCACGCACCTTTCATCTTGAAAGCGCGCTCGGGCGCCACCGCCGGCAACGGGCCGTGCAGATTGCCGCGGCTCTTGTCGGGCGGATAGCTCGGCATGTGCTTGATCGTCAGCGACATGCGCGCGTCGAAATGATTGCTCGGGGCCGACGTGGCACTATTGCCGGTCAACACGTCGAACGTCTTGCGCGGCACCACATCGAGCGCGCGGGCGCGCGCCGCCTTGAGGGCCTCGCTCGGCACGCGACACATCGCGACCAGCCGTTGCGTTGTCGCTTTATCTTTGTCGAGCGGCGCTTCGCTCATGATGCGTATCCTCGCCTGTGCGCGGCGACGGCGTCGGCCCAGGTGTCGTAGGCCTCGCGCCTCGGGTCGAGGTCATCGAGCGCGGCATGGCCGAGGCGCTGCGCCACTTGCATGATCGTGTTCGGCCGGCGCTCGCGGATCAGGATCGCCATCAGCCCGGCGCATTGTTGCGGCCGGTCGCCCTGCCGCAGTTCGTCGTCGTCGAAAAACTCGTAATCGACGGTGCCGTGACACTGGAACGCCACGCCGTCGCGGATTTCGCGGAGTCTTGCCAGCGGCAGCGCATAGCGCTCACCTTGTCCCTTGCGGAACGGACAACTCACGCATGGGCGCTTGAGGTCGAACATTTCAGCGCGGTGCCTTCAAACAAGCCGCAATGCGGCCGAACAGATCGGCGACGTAGCGCGAGCGGTAGGCCAACTGGCACAAGCGATCATGCGCCGAGCGCTGCGGATGGTTGCCGGCCATGTTCAGCGCGCCACGTCGTCTAGGTGATTCTGAAACGCCGCCGATGCAGCAAGCGAACTGAAATGCCCGCGCGACACCCACGTGCATGTGCACCGCGCCATTATGCCGTCATCCTCGATCGTGACCACGCCGCCGACAAGTCGGTGTTCGGTCGGCGGCGCGTCGTAGGCGGTGAGCATCGCCAGCATCGGGGCAAAGCGGCTTTCGATCGCGTAGTGATCGACCAGCACCGCGCAGTTCGGGTGCGCGCCTCGGAGCATCATGGTCGGCCAGTGGAAATTGCCGCAGCTTTCCGGCGTGTCGACGCTGATCGTGGTGTCGTCGGGCAGCATGCCGCGCAGCATGCGGGCGTGATCCGCGTTGGCGGCGATGACGTAGACGGCGCGGCCTTCCGCCTGCAGCCGCTTGGCGTGCTCGATCATGCGCGTGGTGCGGCCGGTGCCGCGTTTCGGATCGTCGCTCATGCGTGGCCGCCTTGTGCCGGCGCGATCACCAGCACGACGTTGACGGCCCGGCCGCCGGGTTTGCCGTCGATCAAAAACTCCTCGATCCATCGCCGCAGCGGATTCGGGTCGGCGGCAGCGAGGCCCAGCGCGTCGAGCACATAGGCGACCTTGACCGGATCGGGCACCGAACGATCCGGCGTCGGCGTCGACATGGACAGATGCAGGCACAGCCCGGCCGGTTGCTCCTCGCAACTGATGTTGACGCGATAGCCGGGCGGCAGCTCGACCATGCGCTGATAGTCGGTCGCCTGCGGGTGCAGCTTGTCGACGGCGTCGCGATCGGCCAGCGTCACCGTGTCGGTGTCCTGATCCGGTGTCGCCATCGCGATGACCTGGCGCAATGTCAGCGGATGCGCCTTGGCCCACGCATAGGCGTCGCGCAGCGCGGTTTTTTCGGCTTCGCCCAGCACCATCACATTCGACATAACGCGGCATGCTCCCTGCGATCATGGATTTTGATGCCCCAAGTGCCGACGAGTTCAAACAGCGCGCCGGGGAATTCGCCCGCCAGCCGGGGCAGGAGGTCGCCCTGATCTGGCGTCGCCACCACGACAGTCTCGCCGCTGTCGAGTGCGACGCGGATCATCGCCATGAGCAACAGCGTTTTGCCATGGCGGCGGTGGTCGGCGTAAAGCTGGCGAATGTCAGTGCGCATGTTTCTTGGCATCGGCCATTTGGATTTCGGTGGCGAGCAGCGTCGGATCGTCGCCGGCGGCCTTGGCTTCCTCGATCGCGCATTGCAGGCAGATTTTGCGCCGCACGTTCGGCGAACTGAGCGCGACCCAAATCCGCGCGTCGCAGCCGTCGCACCGCGCCTGTACCGATGGCACGCGCGGGCTCGCCACGTCGGCGATGCGGTAGCAGGCCAGCACCGCGTCGGCCGGGGCCTCGCCGGCCTTGATGATCTTCGGTGTGACCATCACACCCTCGCGGATTCCCAAAGCCAGTCGGCGATGCGCACCTTGCCGCGCTCGGGGTAGACGATGATTTCGAGCGAGTGCAGCCGCGAGCGATAATCGTCGAACGTGCCTGACGCCGACGAATAGCCCGCCGCCTCGCCAAGCTGTTCAAGCGTCAGCGTCTTGCGGCCGATCAGCGCGTCGAAAAACTTTTGCAGCGGGCCCGTCAGCCGGCCGCGCACGCGCTCGTGAAACTCGTTCACGGTCGAGTAGCGCGTCGGCTTGACCGCGAGGCGCTCGCCTTGCTCGGTCAGCCGCATGCGGCCGTTCTCGGGATACTGGATCAGGCCCGCAGCGTTGAGGCGCGAACGGTAGTCGTCGAACGTACCGGACTTGTGCGAGTAGCCTGCCATGAATCCGACTTGCGCCAGCGTCGGTGTGTCGGTGCCGTTGAAGGTCCACCACGCCACGGCGTCGAGGATGGCCTGCGGTCCCTTGCCGAGCTTGCTGCCGTTGGCCTCACGCGCCACAGGGCGCGGCGTGGGTGCCGGGGCGGGCGGGGCCTGCCGTGGCACCATCGGCGGCGACGGCCGCGCCAATGACGGCGGCGGCGCGGCTGTCTCACGGCCTGTCTCACGGGCGAGCGCCGTTATGTCGTGCTCGACCTTTTGCAGCACGCCAGCGCTGTCCTCGACCGCCTGGGCGTGCGTGGTGAGCGCGGCGATGATCGGCGCTATGCGACGGCAGACCTCGGCGAACGGCGCCAGCGCCGCGCTGCGGCCCCGCGCATAGCCTTCCGCGTGCGCCGCGTCGGCGATGGCCGGATCGGGTTCGGCCGGAACCGGAACCGGACGTTCGGCGAGTTGGCGTTGCAGTTCCGCGATCTTGACCTTGAGCGCAATCGGGTCGTTGGCCTCGGCGTCGGCCACGGCGTTGCCGATCAGCTTGCGCAGTTCCGCGACGTTGACCGGCGCGGTGGCGACCTCGACGGCGCGGCCGTCACGGGTCGGCGTCGCGGTGTTGTCGAACGTG